TTTGCTGGACTAGGATAGTATCTTTAGCTTAGGCTGAAGTGTTCATGTTACCATGGTAACTTCATTAATCTGCTCGCTATCAAGAATTTCGGAGACTACCTTTTATGGAGAAGGATACGAACTCTTATAGAGTTGTCGGTCCCAACTGGGGTTTGCTTAAGAGGGCTCCGCCCACGTGTTGTCTTATAGAGACGACAACCTCGAGATCTTAAGTGAGGGCCATCGTGAGATGAAACCCTGCTCCCAGCTACCCTCGTCTCCCTCTGGATCGATACTCCGAGTTCCACCCAGCGATGGAAATGGTAGAATTCTTGATATGGTAGGACGTAAGTGTCTTATTATTTTATAGTTAGGTTTTGTGGGGAACCCTTTGAGCAACGCCGTGGCGGAGCCAGCCGCATCGGATAAGCAGCACCTGGACATAAGAACCAGGGCCGTTCTCACTGGCTATAAAAGGGACATTTTTACGGTTGATTAACATCAACACTATCGGTCTAGATCCTTTACTCATTTGATGAGTATCAATAATAATATATTACTGATTATGAAACTAGCTTTCTCACCAACGCTACCTCAACGATATAAAAATCCATCAATTGAGGCTTTCCGCTATTGGGAAGGGATGGATTGGGATCGTGTTATGACGCATTATGCAATCATTGACCCAATGGACCCTCGTGCTGTTCAGTATTTAACTGAGCAGGACTACATCCGATTAACCCGTGTAGCTCTAACTATGGAGACTACTATACGCGTCATAGCTCGACCCGGTGATGAACCGCCTCAAGATTACGATATAAAGAAATCTCCTACTCTTAACAAAATTTCCCCTTTAGTTCGAGCTGATTTTCTTCATGCTCGATACTGGAGGAGCACCTTATCCCAACTCATTGATCTTAAAGATACTATGGTCGTTATCCATCCAGCCAAACTGGATAGGATAGTACGTCGATATTCAATTTTGTTATCGGCGTACTCAGGTGTCCGTCTCAGTCCCAATCTGTTAAAAGCAGTTGCTTCCTTTTGCATAAATTCTCGTAATTTCTTGAAGAGTCAGGGACTCGAGAGATATATCATTCGTCTCAAGATAACGAAGTTAATCTTGGAGAAATACTTAGCTGGTGATACCTCTGATACATCTGAGCTACGCTCGGGTATCATAAGGTTATCTAAGGGAGGCCTACCTTTGTGGCTCCCCTTAGTCGCCCGCCAAGCGTTTCTGAATAGATCTATCGCTCAGATCCGTTTCTGGCTCTCTATTTTAAATATGTATAGAGCGATATTAGGTCCTTACTCAGAACCAGATTTTTCATCAATCTCATCCCCCCGACCAGAGATACCTTATGATGACTTGTCATCATTTGAAAATTTTATGAGACTGTTTTGTCGGAAGTACGGCATCATCGGTGACGTCAAGGACCTGTGTCCTCGGCGTTTTCCGGTGTTAACCAATGCTTCTGGAGTCTGCCCGGGTCAATCCATATTCTCAGCCGGTTCGGCTGTTAGACTATGGGGCCTTCAACCGGTTAACCATCTATTAGATTGGTTAACTTTGGTTGGAGACCACCGGGGCAGAAATATGTATAATTTGATATATAAATTAAATCGCCCCTGGTCGGATTGGATTAGAACTCGTTGGAGAGCGAAGACCGAACTATTTTTAGGTCGGCTTCACCTCAAATACGAGCCTGCTGGCAAAATTCGTGTTTTTGCGATGGTCGACTACTTTACTCAATATGTTATGCTACCGATGCATGAGAAAATGTTCTCCTTGTTAAAGGTTTTCGGAGAGGCTGATGCCACATTTAACCAAAATATGGCAGTCAGCTCTTTCGCCGGAACTTGCAAGGAGTATTTTTCTTATGACTTAAAATCGGCTACCGACCTTATCTCACTGGAATTATACATTTGTATGATTTCAGTGATTTTTGGTAAGGAGGTAGCCCATAAGTGGTCATTACTACTCACAGATCGCGATTTCGGGTTACCCATCAAGGGTAATCCCCAAAGACACGAGTTCTATTCCTTTGAGGGAAAACAACATATAAGATATACCCGGGGGCAGCCCATGGGGGCTTTGTCCTCCTGGGCTTCTCTTGCCCTTGTCCATCATATGCTCGTTCAATATGCATCCTTTAGAGTTTCCTCAGAGGTAACTCTTTTTTCACAGTATCGGGTTTTGGGGGACGATATTGTGATTGGGTGTTCTCAGGTAGCTAGTGAGTATCTGAAGGTGTGCGAGGATTTTTCTGTGCCTATTGGGTTAGCAAAGTCGGTCGTCTCCCCCGCTGTTACTACAGAGGGAAAGAAGTCGGCCCGACTTTTCCAATTTGCTAATCAGATAGCTTATGGGTCTGAGAATATTTCTCCTTTATCTCTAAAGGAGGAAGTTCAATCCAATTCTCTAACTTCTCGCTTGGAGCTTATCTCTAAGTTGGTCGATAGGGGTTGGCATACACATAAGAATAGAAAGATTCTTTCTTTTTACCTTCGAGGTCTAAACCCTACTCGGTGGAGTTTAGGCCTCCCTCTATTTAGAATGGGTAAAGTCCCACTCTTTGTAGAGGCTCTACTACCTGTACTACTAAGTCCGATGTCTAAAGACATTGGGCTAATAGGATTGAGCAAGTATCATGCATGGTACCAGGTTTTAACTGGTTCATACAATTTTGCTAATTTATTAAATCATAAATTTTGGCTTTCTGAGAAGCACTTAATAAAGAACGAGTCATTTATTAAATTCTTGTCAGAACGGGCTCGAGACATCTATCGAGATGTTCTCACCCGGCAGAGTTGGTATGGGCAAGAGGAGAAGGCTGATCTCCTTATAGGGGACCTTCCTTCTCTCTCTCGCTATACAGATTGGTGGATTCCCTTCACCGACCATTACCTTTCGATCGACTCATCGGTCCCGGAGTCCTTCCGGACTTCTGTGGACCTAGAGGAGATCGTCGGGGATTGGTTATCGGGTACTAGAACCCGCGGTAAAGGGGAAATGCTAGCATGGGAGACTTATAAAGAGTCTGCTGTGCCTCTGCTCTCTGTCGAGTATAAGTCGTCAGTTGGTAAGTTAATTAAGAAAAATATTAATTTAAATTTTACCAACTTTCCCTTAGTCAAACAAGCCCTCGAAGACTACCATACTTTAGTTCGGGAGACCTTGTCTCCTCTACTAAAGTTAGCTCCTCCTCGGAAATCAAGAGAACATGATTATGTTCCTTCGATTTTTGTATTCCGAGTGAAGAATGGTGTTCCTGTTGGAACCTGGATTCCTCGGGCTGACGCCGTTCCTCGGGGTTTAGTCTTTGCCCTTCTTACTGAAGGTCAATATAAGGGTAAGGCTTTCGACCAATCCTGGGATTGGAAGGAGCCACTTCATCCTGCTGTCCGAAGCCCTAATAGTCTGCCGGATACTTTCCTGCGACTAGAGGAGCTTCTCAGCATTCAGAAGTTATACGATCTAATGACCCCTGTTGATATGCTTAAGAAAATTATCTTACCATCCCCACC